AAACATTCCATTCCATTCTCTAACCATTTCACTATATGGAAATTCTAGACCACTTCGATCTGAAATTGCTTTAGCGTATCTTCCTCTTGCAAATGCCATTATTTTTTACCACCGCCTCCTAAAGGTTTATCTACTAAACCTCCTTTGTAATATTTCATAGCTTCTAAAATTGCCTTTATTTCTTCTGCTAAATCAGGATGCAATGTAGCTAATTCTTCAAGCCTACTTTTAGATAAACCAGCATGCTTTAATTCTCCTTTTTTATATCCACTGTATGTTTTAGTCATGTTATATATTCGGATAATAATTCTTCGGGGTTATATAAGTGCTTGCAGCAGATCCATCTTCTGATAAAGCACGTGCCAATTCGTCTTCATAAAATAATTTTAATTCTTGAGCTCTTTGTGGAGCATATTTTTGACTTAAATAAAATGCTAATCCTGATGTCATACTAGGTATAAATCTATAAGGAGTATCTGTTGCATCAGTGTAAGTTGAATCTGCATCCTGAATTCTTTTTACAAAAAAGATATGAACATCTTTGGATGCATTGGATGCATCGGGAGTTGGATAAAGTGTTACAGTTGTCTTATCAATTAATCTTTGAACAAAATATCTTGAAGGAGTTCCTTTAGATAATTTACTAGCTAAACCAGAATAAGTGGCTCGTGTTGTTTTTGTAAGAGCAGAATCAGCTTGATCAGTATCTCCTCTGTCAGATCTAAGAGTTGCTTCAAGAACATCTGCAATTCCATAAGTAGAAGATCCACTGGTTCCACCTGCTGTGGTTGAACTTGTTCCATCACCTGATGCTCTATAAAAAGTATATTCAGCCTGACCTTCAACTAAATCAATATTAGTATTTCCTACTTCCCAGTAGTGCAAACCTCTATTACCCCATTCTTGAAAAAGAATGTTTAAAGATCTTCTTGCTGTTTTTAATTGAAATCCGCTAACAGATTGTAGACCAATCCGTTCATAAGCTTCATCTATAATTTCATCAACAGCGAAAGTCTTGTCGAAAGTAACTGTTCCAGAAGTAGTATTAGCCATTTGCTACCTCCTATGTATATTTTTTCTTCAGCTCTAAAATAATACTATAATGGTCTAAGTTAGTGTGCCCTGAAGTTGTTAAGTCAATATCTCCATCGGCACCAGATGCTTCGGTATTTTTAATTCCACCAAAAGATCTAAAATCCATGTGTCCTGAAACATTGCCTGCTGCTGCACTTCCTCCTAAGGTTAAAATATTAACATTAGTTGTAGCAGCCCATTCTAAAGAAACTCTCATTCCTCCAATATCATACCAGATTTGAGTTATGCTAACTCTTGAAGGGGTTGCACCATTACTTGATGAAGTTGCCAAAGCTGAAACATCAACTTTTTTTACTGAACTTTCTCCACCACCATCTGAAAGATTTGTTAATTTTATTACTGTGACTCTATCACCATCAGATAATGTTTGACTTGTTACTGCGTCTGCCATTTTTCCTCCTGTTAGAGAGAAGGGGCCAAAGCCCCCGCTCTATTAAAGTTAATTAATTTGTTAGTATACTGTGTATTCTAACAATACTGTAAATCTACCAGCTGTAATATCTGCATTAATTGCAGTTGTAGTGAAAGCATACAAATATTTACTTGCAATAGCAGCTGTCACATAAGGTGTGAAAATGTGATAATTTCCAGCTGTATTATTAAAGTTAACATCTATTTCAGTTATAGATTGTGTTGCACTAAGTTGTGGTTCAAAAGTTGTAACTCCTGCACCAACAATTTCTGTTCCAGATGAAACAGCCGCATTAGTTGCTGTACCTGACGTAGCACTTAATGATAATCCACCAACAAGTGTTTCACCTGCTGCTGTGGTAATACCAATTAATGCTTTATCAATAAAGAATTTAGAACCTGAAACATGTCCTGAAGGGACAGTTGTGTCTAAAGTTCCTAATTCATACAGAACATCACCATCTCCATAAGCGGTAGTTGCTGCATTTGTTGAAGCCAAAGTTCCTACAAAAGATTGAAATTTTTTAATTCCCAACCAGTTTTGAGAAGCATTAGCTTTTAGTGCACCAGTTATAACTGTTACACCAGCAGAGCTAACTGTAAAATAATCAGTGTACGCTCCGGTTCCTGCTGTTTGTGCAGATACCTTTAGACCAGATTCTGCCCTAACTGTACCTTTAAACGTTGTATTTGCCATAATTAATCCTCCTAGTTTATGAACGTAGTCTCTAGGCCGTCGACTATACTCGTCTACGTTCTAATTAATTTGTATAGTAATTAATCTATAGCCCTTTTTTAAAAAAAGTGCAAGGTATCCTGTGGTAAAAAGTTGATTTTTGATAGCGCTTAAGTGGCTATCGAAACTTCGGCCTGGGCGTCTTTAATTTGTTCAAGACGAGTTGCTTCTTCAAACTCTTTGGCAATAATCTCTTTAACAATTTCCTGAATTTTTTTGTCAATATAACCCATTCTTAAATTATATTTGCCCTCCTTCAGGTGTTCCTGATGCCACTCGAGTTCCAAGGACCGTTTCATAGTGTATAGGTCTTGAGTCATTGTTAACCTCCTCATAGGTTATCCATTTACTCCTTAATGAATCGCTAAATCCATCTTTTTCCCATTTTACAGTATTTTGTCCCAGCTTGTCAAGGATTGATTTTTCTATAGATTGAGGGCTATCTTCAGCTAAAACTTCAAATTTAGCATAGTATCCATAAGCTCGTATCTGTACTAAGAATTTTTTCATGGGATTTCTATCTTTATAGATGAAATGAGGCCGTTTTAAGGCGGCCTCATTCCTAATTTATTTATTACGCACCTGGTGATCCGAAGATACCACGCCAGTCAGACCAGCCGAAGCTGTAGCTCTTTGGAACATTTTCATACCGTTAGGCACATCAGTAACAATATACCAACTATCTGTGTCAGTTAAGAAATTATTCACTCTATATCCTTGAGGAATCATTCCCATAGACACGACAGCATTGATATCATTATCTGCTGTTCCAGTTCTGCCTTGAGATTTTAACAATCTCTCAGCTGCAAACTGGTTAGCTGAAGGAACGATCATTTTCATCCCTCTAGCCGCTACTCTCAATCCACGTTCGTCAGTCATTCCAGCAATGTCGATTAGACCCTGCTCTAATGATGTTTCGTTTAAGTCTGCTTGCGTAGTTAAAGTATTTTTAACTGCTGTTCCACTAACGGTTGTATGGTTAGTTGAAAACAGAGAAACTGTGTCACCTGCTTTGAATGTAGCTATCGAAGATAGACCATTATTCAAAGGTGCCGCAGCTTTTACTTGTTTAGCATTGGACATAGATCTTGCTAAAGCTTTTGTGTATCTGGAAGCTAGTCTATCGTAGAGATTATCTTCGATAGCTTCTTCTGTGATTGCAAATGCCAAAGCAATTGTGTCGTGAGTATAACGAGCAGTGTAAGTTTCTTGTGCTTCGTCGAAAGAAACACCTGATCCTTCTGCTTTTACCTCTGCGTTAGCGAATCCTGATAACATAACTTCCTCTTCGAAAGCTCTGTCAGAAGATTCTACAGTATAAATTTCAGCGTGCTGATTTTCATACCGTTTGTACTCCAGGCCAAATAGTGCATTTAAACCTGGTTCTAGTTCTTTAACTAGTTGTGCTCTTGATATTGCCATTGTTTATATGCTCCTATTACGCGCTATCAATGATTTCATTTAAGTTCTGAATAACATTTACTGAGCAATAAGCTGCTGTTAAATCCTCATTTTCAGGATCTTCAGCGACACCCAGGAACTTCCATGTATCATTTGTTGCGTGTGTTGATCCGATGTCCAGTGTTGCAGATGATTTTCCAGTTGCAGTACTTCCTGCAGTGGTATTGAATCCATAAGTTTCAAATATTTTTTCGTGAGCCCCAGCAATAGTTGTTGCTACTGCATCGTCGGTTCCACATCTATATATTTGAAAAGGATTATCATAAACAAACGCTTTGACATCTTCACTGTTAGCCGGAGTAATACTGCCTGCATAGTAATTCACCCAAGTTGGCTTTATAGTTGTAGCCGCATTGTAGAATACACCTTGCAAAACACCTAACGTTACAGTAGTTGCTGATCCTTGAGCACCGATAATAGATCCCGTTACACTGTAAACAGCTTCTCCGTTATATATTGCAGTACTATCACCAGCGTCGATCCAGTATTGACCAAATCCTGCAGGTGCTGGGGTTTGCCCAAGCACTCTTGTAGGAATGAGACCAAAACCGGCGCTATTTCTGTTAGCCATAGTTTTACTCCTTATGTTTACAGTTTTACCTGTAAACGGTTAATTTAAATCGATGATAGGGATTAACCCGAGAATAGTTAAAAAATTAACTTTTCTTTGTACCACCGAAGGTTACACGAGATTGCCTGTCAACATTGATAGGCATACTCTTATGTTGTTCCCTCAGTAAGTCGTTATCTACCGCTTCAGTCTGACCTTCAGTTTGACGCTGAAAATAATCAGTTCTTTGCTTCGCGAGTTCTTCAGGTATCCTAGCCAACAATAGGCCGCCAACTCCAATGATCCCCTTGTATTTTCCATCATGGACAACCGGATAATCAGAATCTGGGTATTCGTCAGCTCTCACTAACTCATAACCTGATCTTAATCTTCCAGAGATATTCTTAGTGTCCTGAAACCCTAAGCTCTCTGACCGTATCCATCTGTGCCTGAATCCATCAGGTGCAGGGGGTGCATCTAGAGATGATGGTGGAGTCCACACTTTTGGTCGTTCAGTCTTTGACCGCGTTTGACTCGCACGAGAAGCTTTTATATCGTCTTTTTTCATATGCTTGCCTCCTTCGTGAGTTTTAATTGTTTCGCATATTCTTCGAGTGGCACTCCTAATTTTTTAGCTATTGCTACCTGTGAAGAAGTGAGTCTCACAGTTTGGCGTCCAGGCTTTACGCTTCTTTGAGCTGAAGCGACCAACTGATTGGTGGTCTTGGACGATTGCTCTACATCTCCACCTTTAGCAAATTTATGCGGAAAGTCAACTCTTATTCTTTTATCTATTTCCGTATAATAGTCACTAGATTTAGGATCATATCCTTCTTGCTCAACTAGTTCTCGATGATGTTCAAAAGCAGTAAAAGTCATGGCTCTATCCTTACCAAACCATTCATTTTTAGCCGCCCATGCCTCTGCTTGAGGATCAGGTTGAGGAAGATCCTGTGGAGTTTGTTTCGGTAATTTTCCACCGTCGGAAAGTCGAACAGGTTGTTCCTGTTCTTTTGCTTCCTTGGATTGTTCCAATTTTGCATTTTCAAATGCAAGTGTTGCAATCCGTTTATTAGCTTCAACTTGAGCTTCCGCGTTTCCTGATTCAATGGCAGCGGCCAATTCTTTTTGTGCCGATTCCATTCCAGTTTTAACGTTCTTCTCAAATCGAGTCCAATAGTCAGTATCCATTTTTTTAAATCGAGACTGATCTTTGATTCTTTGTGTTTCTAAAGCTTGAGCGTATTCCGTTGCAGCGGCTTCTCTTCGTTCCGCTTCACGCATCTTACGAGTCAGCTTGGCAATTCTTGCTTGAACTCCTTTGCTGTAGTCCTCAAGTTTAGTATCTTCTATTTTTTGTTCTTTCTTAATTTCTTTAACTGTTTCCTCTTCCTTGGGTACTTCTTTTACTGTTTCTTCCTTTACTGGTTCCTGTTCTGTGACTACTTCTGTCTTGTCTTCAGGTAAAGTTACATCGACCTCTGGGCCGGATGTATCCAAATCCACCTTCGGATCCTCTTTCTTTATCTTATTTTCTTCTGGCATAGTTTCCTCCTATGATTAAAATTTATGCAAGATATCCTCTGGATTCTTGACGGTTGCCAAAATTTCATCCTCATTCAACAACCTGATTTCCCCACCTTCTATTTGTATGCGTGATCCTGCATAACGGGCAAAGATCACCCAATCACCTTTCTTGCACCACGGACCATCAGGATAACGTTCTTTATCCTTATAACACTGTGGTCCCATTGCAAGTACATTTCCACATTGAGACGCAACTTGTTGTTTGTCCAACGTGTCTTGTCCCATTAAAATTCCTCCCTTTGTTTTTTCATCCATTCTGAATGGCAAAACAATAATTCTCCATCCTGTTGGTTTTGGGAGCTTTTCGGTTTCTTCTTTGTATTTTTCTTGTAAAGCCGGTCTAAGTTTTGGGTTTTCTGATGTCGACGACTGTTCCTTCATTTTGCTCCTTATTTTCAAGCAGGCTAGAGAGTTCCTGTTTCACTGATTCCAGTGCATGAATTTGACCTATTATATACTTGTATGTCTCCATATTGTCAACACCCCCTGTCGTAACAGACAGAGATAATTGATTAATTCTATTTTGAAGACCCCTTTGTAATTTATAAATTACGTTTTCGAGTTCCATGTAGGCTTTATCATCTTTCCGTAATACTTCTCATAGCTCTTATTAGAGACGTGTTTGCCTCCTAATTCACTATCAATATAACTGCCAATATAAGTTTCATTTACAATGACAGGTTTGACTCTTTCTTCTTCTTTTAATTCTGGTTTCTTAGCCATTATTTATTTTTCTTTTTTCTAAGTTTTTCTTTTATTTTTTTTAAATACGCTTTAGTTAAATCTTTACCTAAAGTAGGCTTAATATTCTTAATTGGCTTGAATCTATCTTTTATAGACATTATTTCTTGACGCTTTTACCACCCTTATAACCAAGTGGTCTAACAGGTGCACGTACTGGTCTATTAAACCCACCACCAAATTGCTTAGCTGTTCGTCCGCCTTTAGCTTTTTTAGCTCTGGGTCTATTTCCATAATCGTTTCTCATATTTTCCTCCTATTTTTTATTTTTACCGTTTCTAAAAATTTGTGTTCCTTTTATACCAAATATGCTCGCAACCACAAGTATCCAAAGATTGGTAAACCAACTTGGCAATGCATGGAAATGCTCAAAAAACACTTTTATCTTCTCCATCGCAGTCGGATCGTCTGACCACACCCCGTAGGCAAGCACCAGAATGGGCAATGTGAGAATCGCCAAAACAACTTCATCTTTATAATCGTTTTGCCGCGCCTCTAAAAGTTTACCCTGGTAAGCTTCCTCACCTTTGGCCATCTTAATAGCGTGCATGTGTTGTGCATCAGCCATAGCCATTTTTGTCTCTTGACGCTTTTTATAAATATGACTTCCAGCGTTTAAAGCTAATTTAATTGCACTGAACCACATATTAGAACCAAGTTACTTTATACGGTTTTTTCTGTTTTGCTGGAACAGAATTTTCATCACCCTTAGCAATATAGTTTTTTCCTCTGATACTAGTTTTAGATCTAGGGTCAACTTCCTTCTTTTGCTCAGGAATCTTAAATTCTTTTCCACCTGTTTTATAATTCCATGCCATAATGTCCTCCTTTTATAATATTTTTGTTAATTTGGGAAATCATTTTATTTAGAACTTCCATTTCCCTTCGGTTTCATTCTTGCAAGTGTTAATCTATTCTCATTTGCCATTTCTTGCTTCTCCAATGAAGTATCAGCTCTTAATTCCGCTAATTCTTCGTCTTGTTCAAGCTTATCATCCGTAATATCTCTGTTTTGGACTAATTTTGCTTGATCAATTTCAGTTTTTTTCTGCATTTCTTGTTTTTTACGTTCATTTTCCATTGCTCTTAGATCAACTTCTCTAGATTTAAGTTTTAACAGTGGATCATGATCAAATTGAGACGTAATTTTCTTCTCTTCCTTCATAAAGTCTTCAGTCATTTCTGCAATCAACACTGCTTTTCGTGCTTCAATGGTTTGAGTCATCTGTTGTACCTGTTGTTGTGCTTGTGGATTAACCGCAGCTTGTTGTTGTAGCATTTGTAACTGTTGAATCTGTTCTCTGAACTCTAATTGTACTTGTTCTTGAGCCATTAGACTAATATGCTCTAAAATATTTTTCTGTAAAGCAGCCATGACCATTGGATTATTTCTAACCATGTTTGTTGACATAAAATTTAAGTGAGCTGTAACATGTGCTCTATGATCCTGACCAGGAAATGCTTGAAAAGGTTTTCCAGCTAATGCATCAATATGTTCTAGCGATGGATCTTTAGGTGCATTAGGCGCTGGTGGTGGTAATAT